CATATACATAAGAATCAGGATTGTATGTAATAGCACGTAAGACATTAGTCTCATCTAGCCCCTCCTCATTCCGTCCACACAGGACTCCATTACAGATGGTTCTAAAAGATTCACCTGGGAGGAGCCCGAGTAGGTTTTTACGGGGTGGCGCACAGCCTATGCGAAAAAACGCTAGGTCGCGATCTGGGCGCCTATACACATCTTTTTTGCCGATAAAGATGGTAAAGTTACTAGAAACGCCAATAGTACGTTTCTGCATCACAACATCTAACTCAAAATCTGAGTCTGGCAAATTGTGATTATTGGTGACATATAATATGCCACCAAGTCCCAAAAGTCGCATCTTTCGGGATTTCGGTCCATTCTTCTCGTATCTTGCAGTTGCAAAGACACAATTTCTAAAGACCGCTTCCCCTACTTCTTCCATTTTTCGGGGTTTCCAGGAACGAGATAACGTACCAACATCAAAAACTGATGGCTCGTAATCGTCCCGGAACCAGGGGTTAGGTTTCTCATCCTTTGCCGTAGGTCGTTCTCCTTCATCAGCACTTGATTGAAGTGAAAGTTTTTTCCACGCTTTATACATCGTGGCAATCCCGGCAACGGTTGGAACAACCATTAAGAAGGCCAGCAAAAGTTTGTGTTTCATTGTGTAACCACACACGCGGTCACCATACACAACCATTGCTTGACGCATCATCTGGTGCTCATATTGCAAGCGTTCTGATGCAGTCAAATAAGACCGCGATACAGCGCTATTAATACGCTCCAGAGTGTCCTCAACATCATGAGAAATACGCGTGGCCGCTCGAGAAAAATTAGGAAGTCCAAATATAGACCTCTTAAAGAATCCTGTCATGCGACCACGCACATAACTCTCCACATTATTACTCGCCCATCGACATATTAGTTCTCTATTGAACCAACACAACATAAAGCAAATTACTACTGTGGATATGCTATGAGACATTCCGCCCCTGATTATGTCAAGGATAATAGTTCCAGCTACTGATAGAGCTATTACCTTAACGTAGGATGTGTCCCCTACTTCAACAGATTGGAGCTCTGCTTTGCAAACACACGATTTACCATGTGCGCAAGTGTTACATACAGACTCCAATTCAGGAACACATACACACTCCTTTAAGGGGTGTTGACACTTAGGGCATAATATACCCTTAAATTGTGCATCCGGGTCAGGTCTCTTACAAGAACAGAACTGACGTGGTTGACTACACACTGAACACAAAGTTTCAATGTATGGGTCATCACACCGACGAAGTGGAACACAAACACATTTGTCTTGAACTCTATAACAGCGTTCACAAATGACGGATGCTCGGTAAGCTTCTTCAGAACTAGACACAATATCTTGTTTCGTTTTATGTTTAACAGATTCTCTGCTAATGAAACCAAGAAAATCATGAATATTTGTGAATTCATGCTCACCTTCACCATAGGGTACAAATACAGGGTATTGTGTACCACTCACTTTATCGGTCTTAGCTACAACTCGCTCAACCATAAATTCCCAATAATCTGGATATTCTCCAGGTTCTAGGGTGGGTGTGCGTGATGTGTCAAGCATCCGACTCCGTTTCTCTGGTACACCACCATTTTCCAAAACACAATATTCTGGTTTAACAGTGGCTGTCACCACCATAGGAAAACGACGTGAAATAGCTAGTTGATTACAATAATATGATCCAGCATTCAAATGTTTTACATTGGTGGTAGCTTGCACCAAGAGAGGTCGTAAAGGAGTTTTGCCCTTATCTGGCAAATCAGCCTGTGGAGGGGTAAATGGTACCTGATTTATAATCTGGATTATTTCCTCCATACTAGGATCTCCCATATGCGCATTTGGATTCTTTGACGCAATATCATCCAGTGAAATTGACCACATAGATGTCTGGAAAGTTGACCAATACTCATCCGAAAATACTCGGGTGTAATGGTACTCAGGCCCAGAAGGGAGCCCATGAACTTTAGCATAATGCTGAAAGGTCAAGGTCTGAAGTGTAGATTTCCCGATACTAGATCCACCATAATACAAAATTGTGAATGGAGTTTGTCGGGATTCACGGGCTGCTTTCTTTGTGCACTCCGTAGCTTTAAGCATACGGAGTTCTGAAAGTAACTTCTTAATTAAAGTCCTTTCACTAGCAGATACAGAGTCAGCATATTTTACAATAGCTGTACCCTGCTCTATGCCAGCAGAAAGCCTGCCAAGAAACTCATGATATGAGATTCCGTTGGCTTCAGGATTGTGTAACATTTGGGACATTTCCTTGAGGGCATAAACCTCATCGACCCATTTCCCATATGTTCTACCTGAATGAACAATGGGACTCCAAGATTTAGTAAGGTAACAATCATATAATCGTTCCAAAATAAAACTTGCACCCTCCACAATAGTGTAGAAAAATCCTTGATCACTACTATGTTGGGATTTAATAAGTTCAGCTTCAGCCTTCTGGTAAAAGAATTTATCGAAGGTAATGCCGAAACGTTCCAGAAGAGAATAAGACATAATATAGTAAAATATCTTTTTAATACGGATAACCACTGGATGGTTGGCCGCTGTCTCACACAAGTTGA